AAGACCTACGACGACGTGGGCAAATTCCTGTTCGCCAAAGGCATCCCGGCCGACCGCATCAACCAGATCCATGAGGCCCCGATCATCGAAATGGCGCTGAATGCCATGCGATTCGAGCAGGCCCAGAAGAAGGCTTCGCCCGTCCTGAGATCATCCGAAGGAACCGTCAATTCAGGGCAGGCGAACACCACCGCGAGAGCAACACCGACGCGCGTCGCGCCCGGACCGGCCCGCAGGGCCGGCAACCAGGCGAGCGATGCCGCTCGGCAAGTCGGCGAGCGGTTCAGGAAGAGCGGCGGCAACTCGATCGCCGATGCGGCCGAGCTGATTCGCCTCAGCGGTTTGTAATTCATTCACTCTCACAACAGGAGGCTGCTTTGGCGGCACCGACCAATACCTTGATCACCAATAACGCCGTGGGCAACCGCGAGTCGCTGCACAACATCATCTCGATCCTCAACAAGGATGAGACGCCGTTCCAGGCGGCCATCGGCTCCGGCAACGCGGAGGCGACCTACGAGGAATGGCAGCTCGACGCGCTCGGCAATGCCGACACGACGAATGCTCAGCTCGAAGGCGACGATACCACGGCAGCGGCAATCGTGCCGACCAGCCGTGTCGGCAACCGCACGCAGATCCTGAAGAAGCCGTTCACCATCTCGGCCACCCAGGAAGTCGTGAAGAAGGCCGGCCGCGACAGCGAGATCAGCTATCAGACTGCGCTCGCGGGCCGTCGCATCAAGATGGATCTGGAAGCGATCGCTTGCCAGAACCAGGCCTCGGGCGCGCAGTCCGGCGGTACGCCGCGCAAGATGGGCGGCCTGGAATCGTGGCTCGTCTCGAACATCTCGCGCGGCGCGTCGGGCGCCTCGGGCGGCTTCTCTGCGGGCAACACCGTGGCGCCGACCGACGGCACGCAGCGCACCTCGACCGAGGCGCTGCTCAAGACCGTCATCAAGGCGGCGTGGAACGCCGGCGGCAAGCCCAACCTGCTGCTGATGGGCTCCACCCAGAAGCAGAACTTCTCGGGCTTCACCGGCATCGCCACCCAGTTCCAGGAGCCCAAGGGCAAGATGGCCACGGTCATCGGCGCCGTCGATCGCTACGTGTCGGATTTCGGCACGCTGTCGGCGGTGGCGAGCCGCTACATGCGCGGCCGCGAGATCGCCGTCATCGATCCCACGCTGTGGCGCATCCTGTGGCTGCGCAAGTGGAAGAAGGAATCGCTGGCGCAGACCGGCGACGCCAAGAAGTTCCACATCGTGGGCGAAGCCACGCTCGAGAGCCGCAACGAGGCCGGCAGCGGCATCGTCGCCGACCTCACCTAGACCTGATGGAGCGGCGGGGCTTTTGGGCCCCGCCACTTCAATCCCCCTCTCTCTCTCCAAGGAGGCCAGAATGGCCCACACCACCAAGTCGCTGTCAGACAGCGACGACAAGATCGATACAGCGGCCGACGACGGCCGCGCCATGGCCTTGATCGTCGTGACCGTCGATCACGTCTACCTGCCGCTCGACGAGGACGGCAACGGCCGTGCCGACTGGGCCACGACCAGCGAGCAGACGGCCAAGGTCTCCAAGCGCGCGCGACTGCAGGTGCCAACCGACTTGGCAAAGCATCTCTCCGGGCGCGACCAGGCGGAGATCCTCTGATGACCCAGCGTCTTCTCGGCTGGAACCAGGAAACCGGCGTCGCGTCGTGGTGGCTCGAGGATGGCGAGGGCCACTGGGCGAAGCAGTCGTTCCAGCACACTGCCCACCTGCTCGACCTCAACAAGGCGGCCCAGAACCATTGCGATCCCTACAACGGCGCGCGCGACGTCCGCATGGTGGCGCGCATCCCGCTGATCATCATCGAGAAATGGCGCAATGAGCTCGGCGTCGATTACTGGAACCCCGATCACCAGGACAGGATCGATCGGCTGTTGAACGACCCCGAATGGCACTGGCTGCGCACCGATGATGGAGCGATCTGATGGCCGTCCAGATCAACACCTATGGCGGCCTCAAGGCGGGCGTGCTGGCGTGGCTGGCGCGCAGCGGCGACAGCCTGCTCGACAGCCGCTTCGACGACTTCCTGCTGAACTGCGAACGCCGCATCTATTACGGCTTCGCGGCCGACGATCCCGCCAATCCACTGCGCTCCGATCCGCTGCGCACCGTCGACATGGAAACGGCCGACCCCGCCTTCGCGCTGCAGGCGGTGACGCCGCAGCCCGCGACATTCCTCGAGCTCATCTCGGTGCAGCTCAACAGCCCGAACGCGCCATTGCAGATCGTGGCCCAGCGCACGATCGACGGTTACGCCTCTTCGACGCCCAACCAGCCGCGGCTGATCGCCGTCAGCGGCACCAATTTCCGCGTCTTCCCGGATCCAGGTGTGGGCTCTTACACGGCGACCTTGCGCTACTACCAGAAGCTCGCCACGCCCGCCGGCGCCACGGTCAACGCCATTCTCACGGGCAGCCCCGACGTCTATCTCTACGGTTGCCTGGTCGAGGCCTCGATCTTCACCCAGGACGAGCCGGGCGCCCTGCGCTACCTCGCGCTCTACAACGCCAGCGTCTCGGGCCTCAACGCACGCACGCAACGCATCACGGGCTCCTCGGTGCCGGTGATCCGGGTGCGCGCGGGGATGGCGCCATGAGCGTGATCCCCTTCGCGGAATGGCGTCCCGACATGCCGAGCCTCAGCCAGTGGGCACGCGAGGCGCTGAATGTCGTGCCGGCCGAGGAGAGCTATCGGCCGCTGAACGGCCTCTCCGGCGTCTCCAATGCGCTCGCCGCGCGCTGCCAGGGCGCGGCCTGGTTCCGTGGCACCGCCGGCGCCACCAAGATGTTCGCAGGTGACGCGGCCAGGCTTTACCTGCTGGCGAACACGACCTGGAACGACGTCACGCAGTTGGCCGCTGCGAAGGCCATCACCGCGATCACCAAGGCCAATCCCGGCAAGGTGACCGTGACGGCGCACGGATACAGCAACGGCGACCAGGTCTTCATCTCCGGCGTCGCCGGCATGACGCAGCTGAACGGCCTCCTGTTCTCGATCACCGTGGTCGATGCCAACAACTTCACGATCGGCGTCGATACCACGGGCTATTCGACCTACACCTCCGGCGGCACGACCCAGAAGGAGCTGCTCTACGCGCCGGGCGGCGACGACACCTGGCGCTTCACCCAGTTCGGCCCGCTCGCCATCGCGGTGAACGGTGTCGATGCCCCGCAGGCCTTCGACCTGTCGGTGGGCACCCGCTGGGCCGCGCTCGCCGGCACGCCGCCGATCGCGGCCTTCGTCACGACGGTCCGCGACTTCGTCCTGATGGGCAAGATCGGCACCACGCCGCAGCGCGTGCAGTGGTCGGGCATCAACAACGCCAACCTGTGGGGCTCGGTGCCGGCCAACCAGGCCGACATCCAGGACCTGCCCGACGGCGGCAACGTCACCGGCCTGGTCGGCGGCGAATACGCGCTGATCTTCCAGGAGACCAGCGTGCGGCGCATGACCTACGAGGGCCCGCCGATCATCTTCCGCATCGACAAGATCGCCAACGACATCGGCTGCAGCGTGCCGGGCAGCCTCGCCAGCCTGATCGACATGGCGTTCTTCTGCCACAAGTCGGGCTTCTACATGGTGCAGGGCGGCCAGACGATCACGCCGATCGGCCGCGGCAAGATCGACCGCACCTTCTGGGCGGAGTTCGACGAGACCAATCAGTTCCGCGCCTCGTCGGCGATCGATCCGGTGCGCGGCCTCTACATCTTCGCCTATCCGGCGAACGGCAACGGCGGGATGCCCAACCGCCTGCTGATCTACAACTGGCGCACTGGCAAGTGGTCGCATGCCGCCGTGACGTGCGAGCTGGTGTTCGGCGGCGTCAGCCAGCAGAGCTACACGCTCGAGCAGCTCGACCCCTTCGGCGCGCTCGACGCCTTGCCCTATTCGCTCGATTCGTCGTTCTGGACCGGCACGGTCTCGCTGCTGCTGTTCGCCTTCGACACGACGCACAAGAGCGGCTCGTTCTCCGGCCCGGCGCTCGCCGCCACGGTCGAAACCGCGGAGTTCGCTCCCGGCAACGGCGTGCGATCCGTCGTGCGCGCCTGCCGGCCGCTGATCGACGGCGGCAATCCGCAGATCCAGATCGGCACGCGCGAGACCCAGCAGGGCATCGTGGCCTACGGGCCGGCCGTCGGGCTGACGCCGGCCGGCCTGGCGCCGGTCTACCAGAGCGGCCGCTACTTCCGCGTCCGCGCGACCATGAACGCCGGAGACCTGTGGTCGAACATGCAGGGCATCGACGACCTCGACACGCGATCGGCAGGTGCGCAATGAGCCTGCCGGCGCTTCCCGTCTCGGCCGACACACGCTCCATCACCGAGCGCGTCAACGTGCTGATCCGCGACTACAACACGATGCTGCGCGTGCCGGCGGGCTGCGTCATGCCGTTTGCCGGCGCCACGCCGCCCAATGGCTGGCTGCTCTGCTACGGCCAAGCCGTCTCGCGGACCGGCTATTCGGATCTTTTCGCTGCGATCGGCACGAGCTACGGCGCCGGCGACGGCTCGACCACCTTCAACCTGCCGGATCTGCGCGGGCGCGTCGCCGCCGGCAAGGATGACATGGGCGGCAGCGCGGCCGGTCGCCTGACGTCGCCCGTGTCCGGCGCAACGCTCGGCGCTTCGGGCGGGGAGCAGAGCCACACGCTGTCGACGGCGGAGATTCCCGCTCACAACCACGGCGTCAACGATCCGGGACATGGCCACAGTGCGCCGGGCGGGCGCATCGTGATCGGCGACGCCAGCATTCTCAACCAGTCTTGGTACAGCTACGCCGACGGCGGCAACATTGCGCCGGGCACCAGCGCCAACGGCTCCAACATTTCGATCCAGAACGCGGGCGGCGGCGGCACGCACAACAACACGCAGCCGACGATCGTCCTCAACCACATCATCAGCACATGACCGCCACCGGCATTCCTCTGCGCCATCTTCACCTGGTCTGGTCAGACATGTGGCCTCTGCTCGAGCCTGCGGTGAAACGCTCGCCCGACAAGCCTGACGTGCTGGCGCGCCTGATCGCGTGCGATGCGCAGCTCTGGGCGGTTTATGACGGCCCCGCGCCGGTGGCTGCGATCGTGACGCAGATCCAGATCGGCGGCGAGAAGCGCTGCCTGATCTGGCTGGTCGGCGGTTCCCGGCTTCGCGAATGGGCCGCCGATTTCATCGCCAAACTCGAGGATTGGGCGCGTTCGCTGGGATGCGTGACGCTGCGCGGCGTCGGCCGGCCGGGCTGGGCGCGGATCGTGAAGAAGTTCGGTGGGGTGAGCGTCGACGCCGTCGATGGCCTTCCCGCCTGGGAAAGGAGAATCAAATGAGCGGCGGAGCAACACCCTCACAGACGCAACAGACGCAGGCGCAGACACAGAATCAGCAGTCGAACTCCAGTGCGGCGCCGCCGTCCTACATCCAGCCCTATCTGCAGCAAGGCATTCAGGCGCTGGTGGGCGACTTCAACGCCAACCCGACGGCGCCGGGCTACTATCCCGGCGCGACCGTCGCGCCACCGTCGCAGGCCACGCAGTCGGCGATCCAGGCGTTGTTCCAGCGCGGCGCCAGCGGCTCGCCGGTGGTCCAGGCCGCCGACAACAGCGTCATGAGCACGCTCAACGGCGATTACCTCGACCTCGGCAAAAACCCCTACTTCGCGAGCGCCGTTGCCGCCGCCGAGCAGCCGCAGACCAAGCAGTTCATGACCCAGGTGCTGCCCGGCGTCACCGCGCAATTCGAGGGCGCGGGGCGCTACGGCTCCGGCCAGCAGCAGGCCTACACGGGGCTGGCGCTCGACTCCCTCAACCAGGCCCAGGCCAACGCCGCGGCCGGGATGGCGAACACGGCCTATCAGAGCGAGCGCTCGAACCAGCTCAATGCCGCGAACCTTGCGCCGACGCTGGCGAACCAGGACTTCGCCAACATCGCGGCCATGCTGCAGGCCGGCCAGGCGATCGACGCCAACACGCAGGCCAACAT